GAGGCCGACGAAGATCCGACGTTCGCGCAAACGATGTCGACGCGCTCGGTTCCACGAACAACGCGCTCGTCTTGCTCGAAGGCGTTGAGAGCGGAGTCGCTGAACGCGATCGAGGTCGCGCGGCGATCGCCGAGATAGCAGGCTTGCGAGAGGTCGCCGATGTAAGCGAAGACTGCGCCTGCGCTTTCGGTTGCCGCAATCACTTGCGTGTATTCGACTGGATATCCGAAGAATCGAGGCTCGCGAATTCCTGCGGCCATCTCTGCGGCAGTTACGCCGCCTGCGGACAATGCGAGACGCTCGAAAACGCCGGAGTATGCTGCTCGCGAGCAGTAAATCTTGACGTTCCCGCGTTGGTAGGCCCATTGCGGCAACTTCTTGAATCCACCCGAGAGTTCAAGAACCGTCACGCCAGAGTATGCCGACGCGCCGCCGTCGCTGATTTGGTAGGTCGAATCGGAAAGCGCAGTATTCAGGCCGACCACGCCGCCGTAGGTCGACGTGCCGTCGCCGTTGAAGCCTGCGTCGTCTTCCTTGAATGCGAACTGGTACGCGATTTCATTCGCGACATCGCTCGCGAGGTCGATGATTGAGTCTTCGAGGAGTTCGTTCGAGACAGTCGTGAGCGCGGTCAACTTCTTCGCGACGAGTTGCACGTTGTCGAAGCCCATCGTCGATTCGGTCGCGGCGATCGCTTCGCCGACCCAGTACGCGGTGAGGCCCGTATTCTTGCGAGGAATGCGGAGCGTGTCGCTCGTCATTCGGTAGATCTTCGCGTTGCGACGGAAGACACCGTACTGTTCGCGAAGCGTGACGAGTTCAGCGGCCATCTCGTCAGGAACGAGGAAGCCACCTTGCGAGTTTACGCCTTCGGTATGAGCCTTGATCGCGATACCGAAGTTCTTGCAATTCTCGACCGACTTCTTGTGGCCGAGAGTTGCGAGACACCAAGTGCCGAACTTCCAAGCCATCTCCTTCGAGGAGAAAGCCTTGCGGCCTGCGCTATAAACGCGAGCGCGTTCCCATGGCTTGTCGTCGACGTTGGCGACGGCCGAGAGGCCGCGCGGCATCGCGTCGAGACGCGAGGCGACTTCGCGACGGATCGACTTCGAGATCTGCTCCTTGTCCTCTTCGCTCATCATGTCGGTCGATGGAGCAGCGGCAGCGATCGTCACGTCGAGCGTGTCTGGATCGACGGCCATGCCTTCGGCATCGGTAATCATGTAGCCTTCGAGGATGAGTTTCTTCTGCATTGCCACGCCGTCCGCGCCCTTGATGCGAGCGGCCTTTTCAAGCGCGTTCTTGAACTGATCGAGATTCATCGTCTTCATTGTCTGTACCTTTCGAATTCAAAGAGACAACTCTTCTCTTCCGAGCGAGGCCGCGTTTCAAGCGAAGTGCCGTGAGCGAAGGCCGAACGGTCAGAGCCAGAGTCGACCGCGAGCGCGAGCAATTTCGCGCTCTACGGTTTCAGAGAGCATGATCGACCGCGCCGCCTTTGTAGATGAGTGCGCGGGAATCGAAATCGAAACGACGGTGCGCTTCGGAGACTCGATGCCGAACCATTTCCGCGCGGAAGCAGGCGAGCAGATTCCCTTCTTGACTGCCGTGATGAGTGCTTCTGGATTCGCTTGCAATGGCGCGAGCGAGACTTCGAGCAGTTTCCACCGCGAGTAGATCGTCTTCACATCCTCGCCGTATTTCTTCTTGTCGATGTCCGTCGCGCGGCGCACTCCTCCGGCCTCCGGCACATATCCGACCGAGACTGCGCGGACGATTCCTTGACCAACGAGAGCGGCGGCGACCTCTGGAAAGAAATCGCCTGAGTATCCGTCAGGCCGCTTCGCGAAGACGAAGTCGCCGACGATGTCGCGCTCTCGACGCTTGAGGCCGACCGTCGTTCCGACTGGCTCGGCGTAGTCGTGATTCCAGAAGAGCGTCGGATTCTGCTCGAACTCCTTCGAGTTCATTCCCGCAGGAATCAGAACCTCGCCGTCGCGATCGAGCGTCTCCGCCGTGATGACTGCCGTAAATCCCTTCGCTGTCGAAGTGAGTTCCGCGCCGAGTGCCTTCCGCTTCAGATCGTTCATCGCATGATCCTTTCGACTTGCTCATTTACTTCTTCGAATATCTCTACATTCTCCGAAATGACACGACGAAGATTCTGTTCTGCGGACTTATCGAGTTCGCTCTCTGCTTCTTGCATGATGTCCTCGAACTCATCATCGAGTTTCGGTTGCAACGAGCATCGGCAGTTCGGATGCAGAGGAGGCCCGTCGATCGCTTCATAATCGGCGACCATGACTCCTCCGTCCTTGCCGATGATCTCGGAGCCTTCACCGTAGAAAGATTCTTCGAGGCCGACTGCACTCTTTGAGAACGCATCGCTCGCGGCCTCGCAGAATTCGCAAGGATCAGGCGCGAGAAGCCACGTCTTCCCGCTGACTACGCCAGATGCCTTCCACGCTTCGACCTCGGCGCGTCGGCTCGCGCGTTGCGCTTCCGTTCGAGCGATCGTCAAAGCGCGTCGAGTCGTTGCGCGTTCCGCGTCTCCGTCCTTGATCGCCCAAGTCTTCACGCGCTCTGCGATCTCTGGAATCGTCTCGCCGTTCGCTACTCCGTCGCCGATGACTTTCGAGAACTTGACCGCCGTCCATCGGTTCGTCGAGTCTGCCGCGCGATTCGCGAGACGGATCGACTCGGTTCGAGCGTATGCCTTCAGATCCTCGCCGTGCTTGTCGAAGTTCACCGGCAAGGCTTTCATCTTCTCAAGAGTCGTCTTCCCGAGGATGATTCCTGCGGCGAGCGAGTCTTCGAGATACGGTCGAAGCGCGTCGACGATTTCCTTGCGCCACTTCTTTGATTCGAGGAGAGATTGCACTTCTGCGGCGAGTTCCGCTGTCGGTGCGTCCTGCTTTGCGATGCGTTCGAGGACGGCTTTCACTTGTCGATCGAAGATGCGACCAACACTCTTTCCGAGTTCATCCTCGCGCTTCGTGATCTTGTCGAACTCCTTCAGCGCGTCCTTGCCGAGATCCTTCGTGAGAACGTGCGGAGTCTCAATCTCGTCGGCCTCGATCATCTTCGTCCAGAGATCAGAGAGCGACTTCTTCGCATCGCACGATCCGCATCCGCAGGCGCACTTCTCACTTTTTGTATTTGTTTCGTCGAATTCAAAAAATGAATTTGGCAAGTTCAAGCCTAGCAATTTTTGGGCCGCTTCTTTTGTTGGAAAGAATCTGAAGCCACGATCTCCATCAATCGGCTTATCGTGACGAACTTCTCCGCTTGAAATGGAATCAGGGATTCCGTTAGGAAATGCGCGGCAAGTACGATCTGTGCGATGGATGCAATGGGCGCATCCGAGATATTGATTCATTTGACGACCTTGATCCGTTTCGGATCAAAAACGACGACTTGATTTCCACCTGAAGCGCGTAGGTTTCCCTTGTTTTCGACGATGATTGAATCGAATCCCGCATCAACAAGTTTTCTTGTGACGAATGCAGTAGCAAACGCTTGCGCGTTTGGAGGAGCAGGCTCTTGCTCGATCTTTTCAATCAATCTTCTCTTTGCGAAAAGAGCCGATGCGATTTGATCTCCCGCTCTCTCGCGAACTTTCTCCTCAAGTTTGCGATTGAATTCATCGAAGCCGAGTTTCTGCATTTCAGAAATCTCGCTATCTGGAATCTCTTGAACTACTTTCCAAGCCGTTTCCGATTCTTTCGGAACGAACGGATCGACTGTTTCTCGAATCAATCTCCTTCTTTCAACAGACCAATCTTGGCTCTTCTTCGCCAAAGTTTTTAAAGAAGAATCAAGTTCTTTCACAGCGTCATCGAGCCCTGCTGCTTTCAAAATGTTCTCTGGGCTTGATGCTCCTCCCTTTGCCGGATCTGCTTGATCTGTGTAGGTAATCCGCAGAGGATTTCTTACATCGACAACAGTCTTCAAAACTTCTGTCGCGCCTGATGATGAACCAAGTTCTTCGTAGAAGGATTGCGTCTGTTGATCCATTCCGAGATACACACCATCTCCCCAGACGCGACCAAAAGATATATTTGATCTTGGATCATCTGATGGAATGACCTTGAATCCTTGAGTACTGATGTCTCCCGCCGCGCTCTGCTTTGTTACATGAGAAGTGATTTCTTTCACTTCGCTTTTCTCAACGTATGAAGAAACTTCAGATTCACTAATTTGCGGAGGCAAAGATTCTGCGTTTCGAATCGCTTCGGAATTCAACTGCACTCGCTCGTAAGTTGATCGAGAAGAGGAAGTTGTTTCTTGACCATCTCCGCTTCCCTCTTCGCCTCCGCAAGTATTTCCTTCTTGGAATCCTCCTGCGCCCGTGCCGCAGTCTTTCTGCTCCATCTCTGCGGCTGAAATGGAGCCACACCGACAACCGCAGGCGCATTTCTTCTTCCGCTCCGAGTTGCGCTCGCGCTCTCGATCGAACTCCTCGATCTTTCGCTTTGCCCAAGCGAAGCCGTCGTCTCCGCCCCAACCGTACCAAGCCTGCCATCCCTTGCCTTGCTCGTCCCAAGTGGAGCCTTGCTTGTCGACTTCGTGACGCTCGAAGTACGAAGCCATGCGGCGGATCGTATCTTCAGAGAGGCGAACTCGATTCATCAAGTCGCGAGCGCGAGCGATTCCGACTGCCGTCATTCCGCGCTCGCTCTCTGGCTTGCGAGCGCGAACTTCGAGAGCGCGGCGAGCATTGTCTGCGACCGACTGCGGAGGACGAGTGTCGATGTCGCCGATTGCCTTCGTCTCGATCTCGTCGAGCGTCTTCCCTTCGGCGCACATCGAATACGCGATCGCAACGGCCTGATCCTGCGGATAGCCTTCCGCGATCAGTTTCGGAATCTTCTCCGAGACGCAGTCCGAGAGCGCGTCCTTCTGCTCTGTCTGTGTCGGAAGCATCGGAGGCTCCTCGATCTCGTTTGAGGCGTCCAAAGGCCCAGTCAGGCCGTCCGGCGCACTCGAAGCCATTCCGAGAGGCGCGACAGGCGCAGGGCCGCCGAGAGGCTGTCCGTTGACGAGAAGCGCATCGGCCATCGGATCTTCGACTGGCTCCAGACCCTCGCGCATTCGCGCCTCGTTCGCGGTCATGATTCCGCCTGCGACCATCGAGCGCAGTTTCTCGAAGGCGAATCGCTCATCTTCGGAGACGGGGTTGTCATACGCGAGGAACGCATCCTCTTCGATATTGAAGAGAGGCAGAAGATTCTGATTCAGCGTCTCCTCATCCATGCGGAGCAGCGGAAGGATCGTCGTCTGCTTCCATGATGCGAAGCCTACGGTCGCGCTCGCGAGATTCGGATCATTCGCCTTGAGCATCGAGACGGGAACGCCGAAGACTGCGGCGATCTCTTCGACGATCTGGTCGCGGCCTGCGAGATCCTTCGTAGGGAAAGAGAGAGGCTTGAGGTCGATGTCTGCCGTCGTCGTGAGGAAGCGTCCCGTGCGCTTCGATCCGCGAAGTTTCTCGTCGATCGATACTTCGAGCCGTTCGAGTTCGTCGTCGTGTGCAGGCGACTTTACGACGAGGAGATAATCAGGCCGCGCCTTGTTCGCGAAGAACGCGACATCCATCTCGTGAATGGCCTCGTTCGCCATGATCGCGCCCCAAGCGGCCTCTACCTTGCCGATCCCGTAGTACATTTCCGCCGGATTAGGTCGCTTGAAATGGATCACTTCATCAGGCGCATATGCGTTCTCGCGCTTCTGCTCTTCGGTCGCGCCGTAGCGATAGCCCTTGATGAAGTCTTCGCCTTGTTGTCCGGGGACGACTTCGACGAATTGCGAAGGCATCGTCCAGAGTTGCACCGGAACACCAAGACGCTCATCGATGACTGGATGGAGATACGCATTGCCCGTCAACTCGCCGTACAGAACGCGGAGAATGGTCGCGTCAAATCCGTTCTGATACGGATTCACCTTCGAGAGCAACTGAAGGATCGGATGCGCGTCGTCGACGACCTCGAAGTCGTCGCCGTACTCTGCGGCCTTCGTGAGCGCGTATCGACTCGGTCGCTGTTCGAGATCTCCGAAAAGATACGCCTTCGCGCGGCGCGAAGCCTTGCGAGTGTTCCAGAGTTTCGTCGACTGGCTCTTATTCCGAACGTACAAGCGAAGAGGCTGACTCGCGACAGCGACGGCATTCAGATTCGCCGCTGCGTAAATCCAAGATCGGTACGCGTTCACAGCCGCGCGATATTCAAACGGCGATCGCTTTGCAGGCTCGCCGCGAAGGATCGTCATCGAAGAATTGAAGAACTTCTCCGGAGTGAACGCCGCTTTGATTCGTGCGAGTAGATTCATCAGATGACTTTCACCATGAGAGGCCTTCGCGCTCGACGCGCAAGAACGGCAAGCGCGAGAGCGCAGACTCCGTCGTCGTGACCGACCGTTGCCTCGTATGAGACGTTTCTCCCTGAGTATCGGAAGCCAAACGATTCGAGTTCACTCCGAAGCCAACCATCGGGAAAGCGGATGTCCGCAGTCGAGATCGCGATCTGAAGGCCTTCCATGAGTTGCTGCTTGCTCTGGCTTGTGAACTTGAAGCCTGCGGTTCTGCGGCAAACTTTGCGAAGATCTTCGACGATCGGATCTCCGACTCCGGTCGAGTCGATCTGCGCCGGAGCATTTCCAATCATCTTCGCGAGTCGCTCGCGCGTGACGTTCCAAGGAGCCTGCCACCGTTCGAGCCGACAGACACGGCCCTCGGCATCAAGGCCGACAGCGACCGTCCAGTCCTGCGATTTCGCGAGGTCTACTCCCCAAGCCTCTGGAGTTGCTGCCGACATCGGAGCGATGCAAGCGCGGATCGCATCGAGGCCGAACGGATTGCCTCCGTCCTCTGCGGGAATGCCTTCAAGTTCCTGATCAGCGATCGCCTTCGGCAGACTCGCTCGCATCGCTTCGACTTCCGCAGGATCGAGAAACGGATTCGACATCGAGCCGATTCGAAACGCGGCCCAAGTGCCTGTCGTGTCTCCTTCCGCTTCAAGGAAGAGGCGATGGAAGTCGCCTGTACCTTTTGGAGTTCCCGCGAATATCGCGCTTCCCTTTCGATCGGCGAGAGTCGGTCGAATCGCCGCTCGCCAGATGTCGAGAAGGCCGACGACGAAGCCTGCCTCGTCGATTGCAACTCGATCATAGAAACGGCCTCGGCCTGCGTCCGCGTCTTCGAGCGTCCAAAAGTCGATCGTGCCTCCGGTCGAGAGTTCGATGCGCTTCTCGACGCGATCATGCTTCGAGATGAGCGGAAGGAGAGCGCGTTCAAGATCGCGAACTGGCTCGGCAAGGTACTTGTACGAAGGCGCGAACCACGCCGTCCGCCTGCCTCGGATCGCGTCG